ATGAAAAAATTAAAACTATTTACGGTGATTGTCATGCTTGCTGGAGTTGCAGGCTGCCTATCGATAGATACCAGCAAGTCTGGACCACAAGGTCCAAAGGGAGATCCTGGAACCTCCTCGGAAAAAGTTATTGTCGTTCCCGACAAGGACTATTAAAAAGCGCCTTCAGTGAATAAACCGCTGGCGCTCCTGTGATGTCACGGAAGCGCCAGCGGTTGAGTAACTGTCGGTCATTCTGTTCTATCTCTCACTAATCCACGTCTACCTGCCAAGCTCGCTCGAACGCGAGTTCTTTTCACGCCTTGGTTCTTCGTTAGATTACGTTGCGCTACGTGACTTGCCGACAATCTGCTCAAAACGGCCTGAGGAGACCGTTTCAGGCTGAATTCAGGCCTTGTCACCAGCTACTGATGGGCGGTTTTGATTGACCAGCCTCGCTCAAGCTATTAGTATATGCACCTCTCCAATTCCCCGATAGCTCAGTCGGTAGAGCGACGGACTGTTAATCCGCAGGTCCCAGGTTCGAGCCCTGGTCGGGGAGCCAATAACAGCAAGGGTTTCGGCGTTTTCGCGCCTCCCGTTTTTTTCCGCAATTCTGCTACTTTTCCGCAATTCTGCTTTATTGAAACAAACCGCTCGCGCTTCCAGTGTCGTAATTAGTAATTACTAGCTCTCCGCTGGCTTTACGTTCATGAGCCCCGCAGACCGCATATTGGATGGTCAACCCCAACATGGGCAGCCCATCAAATACACGCCGGATCTCGGGATGATCGTTGATACTTACCATTGCCTTTCCCTTCATCGACCTTAGTCGGTTGGCCATGTGCTCGTACTGCTCAAATTCAAACGGCACGCCGTAACCTTCGGTCCGCCAGTAGGGCGGGTCCAGGTAGAAAAAAGAGTGCGGCCTATCGTAGCGATCGATGCATTCGCCCCATGGCAAATTTTCTATCGTAGTGCTGGCCAAGCGAATATGTGCAGCCGATAAGCTTTCCTCGATACGGCACAGATTGATCGCTGGTGTCGTGGTCGCTGTACCGAAGTTCTGCCCGTGGACCTTTCCACCGAAGGCATACTGCTGCAGATAATAAAAGCGGGCTGCTCGCTGAATGTCCGTGAGCGTTTCGACTCGCGTCATTTTCAGCCATTCAAAAAGCTGCCGGCTGGTGAGTGACCACTGGAATTGCCGAACGAACTCTACAAGGTGATGTTGCACCACGCGGTAGAGCGAAACCAAATCGCCATTAATGTCATTGATGATTTCAACTGGCGCCGGCGTTGGTCGGAGGAAATAGAGCGCCGCCCCGCCGCAAAATACTTCCACGTAGCACTCATGCGGAGGGAAGAGGGGGATAAGACGATCGGCCAGGCGGCGCTTGCCGCCAAGCCACGGGATAATAGGTGCTGACATATGAGCCTCTCGAAATGGCGAGAATGTTGTGCTAAGCTCCCCCGCGCTGCGTACGTAGCAGGAGGGCCTTGGCTTTGGCTCACAGCTGTATTCTGTGGGTTAAGGTGGCCAGATGATGTTGACGCATCATTTGACCGCCCTTCTTTATTGCTGATCAACTAGTGCAAAATTTGCACTAGTTCAAAACCCTCGAATTCGAGGGAATTAGAATATCAACTAGAAAAATTCTAACAACTGATATTCCATCAAATTCAGTATGTAAGAAATTCTTACCAACTGAAGTGAATTTCACCCTAGTTCAAATGTTCAGTTATACGGAATTCCCGGATAACTCAGATACTTAATTAATCTGCATATTTTGCCGATCACCCCTAAACCCAATCCCGGCGTGGCAACCCGGCGCAAAGTAGGTGATTTGCCGATCACCTCCATTATCAGCTTGGGCCCAGTAGCGGGCATAAAAATACGCGCGGGGCGACCTAGATTCCCTAACGTGAATGCGGTTGATTATTGATGAGGTTGGGCTACACTAAAGTTTTCACAGCCAAGAAAATTCTTGAAACGATCACTAAAATTTCTAGCCATTTTCGGGCTAATTGCTCAAATATCTTCTTGTAACCGAATGCAAGAACCAGACAATTACCATGATTGCATTCTTCAAAATATGAAAAATGTGAGTAGCGACATGGCTGCCAGGGCGATTGCTGAGGCTTGTTACGACAAATATGGCGACCCCGAATTGCTTAAATCCAACAAAAAACCCGCCGAAACAGGGTCTACAAATTAGTATGTTCAAACCAACAAAACCTACGACATCGCTACTCTACCGCCTTCTGCCCCTTAATCCATCCCTGTAACCCAATCAATTGCTCGGTATTGGCAAGGCAGATTTCGGCTTCTCGCTCTTTCTGCCACTCAATGTCTGTGAGCCTAACGTCACTGGCTGTTTCATCAATTCCGCTGGTGGCGTCGGGAACGGTCCCCTGGTTGGCTGAGTTCCACATGCTGACAAAATGATTAGGGATAACGCAGCCGCTATCCATGCGCTTAATGACTTCAACTGGCACCTCTCGATCTCGGTAAATGGTTCGGTCTCTGAAAACGGTTCTTATCTTTTCCTGGGCAGCGACTGCTTGAGTTCCTGATACGGCCGTCACATCGTCGCGTTTTGCGACGATCTTAATTTCCTGTCTCTGCTCTTTCAGCATCCCGGCCTCGAAGTGATCCGCCGTTACCTTCCATGAAACCAGTCCACCAAGAGTCAGTCCACCTAAAAATATCCCGATCAATACATACATGTTTGCCTCGATTATGAGTTTGCACAATTTCGCAAACTGAACTGAATGTTTGGCTTAATATCGCACCCTTGTCATACCCTTAACCCCATGATTTAAATCGATTGTGGCGCTTCTCAATCGCCTGATTTTTGTGCAATTTTGCCGCCAACCTCAAACGCATGCGATACTCGTTCAGCCCCGTTCTTGTCAGCTCGTCCATAGCCACCAGATGAGAATCCGAGTTGGCTAACGATACGTTTCATGGCCCGGCGTTCGCTCAATACCATAGGATATTCATCCCTTGCCAGATACCCTTTTACCTCGTATCCGATTTCCGCTTGCGCTATGGTCGCAACCCAAACATAAGGGCCGGTCATAGAGTCCTCGCTTAAGCGACGGCGGATCAGCCAGGACGGTTGCAGAATCGGCTCGACTGTGAGCAGGCCGTCAACGATCACAAAGTTATCGGGCAGACCGTTCACACCCGACCATCCTTAGCTCTCCTGTCCATCCGATCAAAGATCGCGTAAATCTTGAAGTAACCGCGAACGACAACGATGGCCGCCCAACTCATCCAGGCCATCAGAAAAACATCGAATACTCTTATCGGAAGCCAGTTGGCATAGGAATAGAAAACCATAGCCATCAAACTGCACATAACAGCAGTCACGAACCATGGAACGAAATTATTCACGCCAACCCCAAGCACTGCTTGTATTCAGCCTCGCGGCGAATGGTCAGGCCGCGCATAACCTTTCCTTGGAACCTATTAAATGACTTGATGCGCCTACAGGCTTCGTCGTAATCAGCTTTATTCAGCACATCGATTAATCTGTCCGGCTCCGGTTGCTTCGGCTTACCTTGATCGTCAACTGTTCGCTTATCGGCTTTGCGGCACACTGCGCCTACGCCCACGTTATAGGCAAGACTCACGTATGCGTCGAATTCGTGCTGATACAGCGGCACCGTGACGCACTTTCGCACGCCGGCCGCATAGACATCCTCGATCTCGTTAAGCAGGCGGATCATGGCTCGGACTGGCGTTGTTTTATCTCCCAGTCGGACGCCAGCAGTAGAGCCAAATCCGTTAGTAGGTACGTCACCAGCGACTGGTGGCGCGGCGACCTCGACATAGCCCTCATGCTGAGCGATGCCAACGTACAGGCTTGCGCTCACCATCATGACAGCAACTGCCGAGCGGACCTGATTTACAGATGGTTTCATGATCGCTCCTTCGCTGCGTCCAGTGCCGCCTGAATCTGCGCAACTGCTATTCCCTGATCCATGAACCTAGCAACGAATGCCCCAGCCGCATAAGTTGCATAGCCGAGATACCGCAGCACTAACGCTGCATCAGCAACCAGTTCCGGCGTAATACCGAAGATCCCGGTCGGCACGACTGACGATGCCGATTCTGATGCGCTGATAAGAGCAGACGCGACAGCGGCCAGTCGTACGCTCCAGGCGCCCTTTAGAATCGCTTCCCAGTTCTCAACGAACTTCATTTTCCATCCAGCATGCAGTCGAGTTTCAGATTAAAAGATTCTTTCTCGTCACCAGTATCGATGCCTTTGCATGTCGGAGTTTTAATAACCGCCCTCGGCTTAGGCTCTGGCTTCACTTCAGGCTTTCCCCGCTCCTTTATTTCCTGTCGCGGCTCATCCACCGCCACTTCAATCGGCGACGGATCAGGTTTAAAAGCGCCCGGCGGCACAGAGCAGGCGACGGCCAGGAAGGCCACGATTATTAGTAAGTAATGCATCATTTCCTCCTTGACCAATGCTCGATAACCCTGTCGAGCTTCTCGTTAAACTCCTTCATGGTTTCCCGCTGCTCGACCCTTGCCGACTTAATCTCAGCGCTCAAGCGCTCATTAGTGCGCTCCTGATAAACCTCGCCGCGCTTGAGCGCCGCAATATCGTTCTGCACGGCGTTGTAAGTCGCCACGCCCGATGCAAGCAGACCGGCTACCGCGATAATCCCGCTCCACGACAGCGTGTGATTCGACGGACCGCGCCTCCTCCTTTCCTCTTTCTCTTCCCCTTCACAGCCCATTTCTAGCCCTCGCTCGGTCGAATCGTTCTGAATCTTCACGGCAGTCAGCATTGCAAAAAGCGCCCAAGGATTCCTTTACTTCGCGGCCAGTAGGGCAAATATCACAAGCACAGCGCCAGCGACGATCAACGTGATGCGTGGGAATTCCGCCAGCTTGTCGAGTGTCACGTACGCTTTTGCACCTACTTTTGCGTCCATGGCTTTAATCCTTTCTTCTATTTCTTTGATGCGTGCGCGCTGGAACATTGACATCTCAACCCCCATAAAAAAAGCCGCTCAATGGCGGCTCTGTGTTCAAAAATGCTATCTGTTAACCAGCTAAAATTATCGTTTCATTAGCCGGGTCTACCCCTGCAATATCAGTTAAGTTAGTTATAGATGTCTCAATATATTTACATCCTGCAGGCGTATTTAGTTGCAAAAAAACAGGGTCGCTGGTTTGTATAAGCATGCTCACAACCCCGGTAGTCGCTTGATAAATTACATAGTTGCTCACCGCTTTAACTCCTGAAGAATGACTGTTCTCAGAATCGAAGATTGGCTTAACGCCCAGCTCGTGTTATCTCTTGCTATGGACCAATCCAGAATAATGTCATATAGCTTTCCGCTGATTGAATCAAGCGCCCATACATGATTAAACTGCTGGTTACTGGAAATCACGTATGTTCCTACAATCGAGAAATTTCTAGTGTCCTGAGACAGCACCAATACCGTATTGATATTGGTGATTATGAAGTATGAAACTCCGGAAGCCGATGACCCGACATAATTGGTAGACAAAGTGATTTGCGTATCACCATCGATGGAAGCGATAGGATATTTGAATCCGCCAGGGATAAAAAAGTAATTGCCGACGACCAAACCGGACAGCCAGGACGTTCCGACTCCTGTAACAATTTTTGAGCCACTGGTGACCGAAACCGCGCCGGTTCTATAGACCGTGTATTCATTCAGGGTTAACCGCTCTACGCTCTTTAGCCCTTGAGAAGCACCCACTGTTATTAAATTGGAGTTAGCGGAATGAGATACAGTGATTAGGTGTTTATTGCCTGTTCCCAAAAATGGGATGGAAAATATGTTCTCCCATACCGAATAATTTGTTTGCGTTATTGTCCCGGCACCCTGCGCCACAGAGATGCTGGTGACTGAATTCGGCGCCATGTCTGTGGTCTGGGTTAGGAGCGCAGTTGAAGACACCCCCTCCGTTGCAGACAGCGGATACCATTCGCCGTCTGCCCTGCTGTATATGCTTACCGCACGGATCCAGTAATACCAAGTTTCTCCCGAATCTGTCGCGTGCGTGAATGCATTATCGTAAACAGTGGCGAGTCTGGAGGAGCCTGCGCGGTCATTTGTTCTAGACGCCCATACTTCGGCACCAAACAGCAACGGATCATTTAAAGCGGACCATTTGAGCAGGTTGCTTTTTAACGCAGGGGTAGCCGTCAAGCCAGATAGAGTTGGCGCTAATACTGGCTGGATAATCATATAGCTGTGATGATCTGAGTGTGTGGCTGATACGGGAATGGCGGTATTACATTTATCGTGTAAGAACCGACGATAGGTGTTGCAAATGAAAATGTTCCAGAAGTAACTATCTCCATTTCCGGAGCCACAGCGCCATCAGGAACGAAAACAAAAACTTCCGTGGGGTTTGGGAGTGAGCTTCCCAATGTTGTTGTATCGCTTCCATTTGCTATAACTTCCAGCTTACTCCAGGTTGCGGTGATTGTAGGCCGAGAAGAGACAACCCCACTATCAACATATTGGGTTGCATCATCGGCTTCGCCTTCGATTGCGGTTTCGCCAGATCGAGATTGACTATCCAACATATCATCTTGACATTGACCCGACCGCACTATCGCGCCCGTGGTAGTCTCATAAACAAGGAAATTCATCGTTTTAGCTCCGTGGCGACAATCGATCTAGCGGAATATGCACAATTTGCACCGCTCATTGCTTTTAGTTCATAGGTCTTAGTCCCTGAAGGCGAAGCATCGACGTAAGGAAAATAAAAACACAAACTTTTTGCTTGTGTGGATGTGACGATAACCGATTCCCTATAAACCTGCACTCCATTCACAAATACGGCGACCTCGGAACTGGCAGCAAAGCCATCACTACCCGGCTTTATAAAGCATGAGAAGTTTACAAGCAGACGGCCGTCAGACATTTTGTTTACAGATAGATACTGTAGTGAGCCGCCAGTAATTGGCGCTAACGTATACGCGGCCCCGACTTGAGTGACCGCATTAGCGCTTATATTTCCAGTAGCAATAATATCGCCCTGCACCGTCAGGTTTGTGCCATCCCATAGCAGGGCTTTACCGGCAGGATTGCCTACGCTGAGTTTATAGGTTGCGCCGGAGTGCCCGAGGAATAGGCCCGTGCCGGTATTGTATGCAGTCTGCCCGCCCTTGATATGCCCGGCGCCGGCGAACGTGATGGTTCCCGCTGTAATCGTGCCCAGGTCTGCACTTATGGCAGCCAAGTTCGTTACGCTCATTTGCCCGGCCGTCACTGATTTGGCCAGTAGATCAGTACCATCAACCCACGTAACCCAGGCCGAACCATTCCAGCGATGGAGCTTTTCGTCGCTGGTCAAGTAGACCACTTGCCCCTCATGGGTTCCTGCCGTCGACAGATCCGCTACCGAGGTAATGCCGCCTGAAGATAGCGGCATTGCCGTGACTTCAGAGCTTAAATTCAGGCCATCCTTTCCAAACTGGTCATAGAAGGCGACCCTATAGAATCTGGCAACACCAGCCGGAAGGCCGTTGAAGGTTTCGGAATTGTTGGGTCCGTCATATAGCAGATTGCCTGGGCCCGGCGTGAATCCGCTTGAAAGCGATCCGTATACCAGCATGCCGCCATAGTCCGTATCGGAGGGCAAGGTGGCGGCAATGGTGGTATTGCCTATGCCGGCGGTTGCGGAAAGCCCCGAAGGCACCGCTATCTGGGGATTGGTTACTGTGAGGGCTGCCCCGCTCACTGATGAGCCATTCCCAGACACCGCGTACAGCTTCAGGTCAACCGAGCGCCAGGGACCGCCGTCGGCCGTCATGTCCTCAAATGTGTACTGGTAGCTTGTCGATCCGATCCCGCTTACTGTGCGCTTCAGCACGCCCGCTCGCCATACCTCAATTTTGTAGGAGGTCGCACCGGCGTATGCATTCCACTTCACCTTGGCCCCTGTGCCAGTGAATGCCTGCTCCAGTGCGAAGCCGGTGATAGTCCCAAGATAGGATCCGGTTACCGCGTATGGCGTGGCGGTGAGCTCGGCCAAATCTTGCGCCGCTAGTCCATAAATATTAAGTGACCTTAGCTTGATATAGATCGTGGTGCCGATCATTTCCGGGTCATAGTCATATTTGAATATGGCCTGATCAAGCCGGGCAAATCGAGTCCCCGCTGTCCATGCGGACTTGCTCGACCCATACGCGCCACGCCGCAAGCCGGTCAAGCTGTAGTGGTACGGCGAGGTCAAGGTGGCGGTCTGGAATGAAACCAGCTCATTACCGATCAGGCACAGCGTATTGAGTTGATCTCGGTCAGCCAATGTTCCCCCCGTCAATACAGCCTTTGACGCAGTCACATCAACAGCAAGAGTATTTGCAACGTCAGGATCTGATCCGTTGGCCAGCGCGCCGGTGCCGTGCCGTGCCGGTCCGGAGATCAGCCCAACCCGTGAATAGGTGGCGTTGTCCCTCGATACCCAAACCTCACAGCTACCCCAGTTGACGCCGCCTGATGTTGCCATCCAGATCTGGGGGGTAACTGACAGTGAGGTAGGAGGTTCGAAAATAACCGGCGCGTTTGAGTCTCCCGGGGATATGTTGTAATCCGCGCTATATCCGCCAACCTCCTGGCTTGAGTAAACCGCGCTCGAGCTCACGCCGGACAGGACTTCTTCGGCCTTGATGGACAACCCCCCGTCCTCGTCTTCCTCGATTTCCATGATTCTGACGGGCGTCCGGTTTAGCCCGAGGCCGGGATCCGTCAAGGTGACTATATCCATCGGCTCGAGCCGGGCGTATTTCCAGCCAAGGCGGAACTCATACGAGTTGCGCTGATATAGGTCGCGTTGGCCGATCAGTTGCACTACAGTCCTGGCGACGGCGGGATCAGTGATCTCATCCAGGTTGATAGGGTTGCCTGCCCTGAGTCCGTGCATTTCGATAGCCGCTTGATCCTTGAACTCGGCGGGTTCCTCCGCGTATTGATTCGCGCGGTTGAAAAATTTGATGTTGATCTGGTTAAACGCATCGGCCTGCGTGCTACGACGCGCTCTGACGGGATCATCATTATCGAGGAAATCATCGTCTGACAAGTCGTATTGCGGGGTCAGGTCCGGGGTGAAGGTCTCCCCATTGCCAGTGACGGGGGCATCGCCATAAGGCACGACCCGGAACCGATCTTCAGACCAAACCGCATTGCTATTGCCGAGCTGTAGCAAGCGTTCAATTACGCCGTGGGCGGTTTCCTGTTGCGTATATGCCGGGGAGATAAATATCCCGCTGGCCACGCAGAACTGAGAATACTGAGTCAGGTCGCCTATCAAAGATGCAGAAAACCCCATGCCGAAGTTTGCATCCGTCAAAACACTGGAAAGCACGTCCCTGGGGTTTGCATCGACAATCGCACCGCCGTACTGACGCAGTCCATCAACCTCAAAAGAGTGATTCGGCAGCGCCGCCTGATCATCGAGTTGGTAGACCGGCGAGAAAAGGTATGCCGTGCCACGATACCCGAGCGCCTGGTCAGAGTGATTCGTACTCATGTACGGTGCAGCGGACTGCGAATATGATCCGGTGTATAGGGACAGGTTCAGGTCGGAAGTATTATGAATTTCCTTCCCTTGCCAAATCGTCCGGATGCCAATTACCGGCCCTTCACACAAGCCGATGATGACCGCAGCTTGATAGCTGTAAGTCGTGGATTTTTGTTTGCCGCTTGGGCCACCCTTGCCGCCGGCCGACTGCGTTGCGGTGTGCGCGACCGGCGTAAAGTCCCCATACCAGAGCAAGTTTCCTGACACTCGCGCGCGCCCGAAAACGACCGGTACCACGCTACCATATGCAGACGTCTGCAATCTGACCGACGCGATAATTGGCGCGGTGTTGTTCGGTTGTTTTTGTCCGCCGAAAAAGCCGCTCACGCCAATCCCCTTAATCGATAGATTCCATCAAGCCGATCGGCTAGCGGTCCGCGAGAGGCGTCCGATATTGTGACCATGCGCTCGTCTTTGTAAGCGTGAATGATGAGCGGCCACTCGACAACAATGGATCCGTGCGAGGCTGTCCGGCCAAACCGAAACATGGCGATGTCGCCAGGGAGAGGATCCTGCTCGGTCAAATCCGCGTAGTTTTTCAGGACATTCAGGAAGCGCGGTTCGTCCCTGTGTATATGCCAGTCAGGCGGGTATTCGCCCAAGTCAATGCGGGGAATCAATCCGGCATCGGCGAACACTTCCACCAGAAAATATGCACAGTCCACACCCGCACCTTTGACGCGGCCTTGATGATGCCATGGGGTTTTTAGCCAAGTCATTGCCTGATCGACAATGGCGACACGTTTACCACTCATAGCACTGTTTCCGGTACCGGAACATATGGGGATCCCCGGAAGTTCGCGAGGTTCGAAAACTTGCTGGAGCATGTCGATTGCTGCTTATCGCACCCGGCATAGGCGACGAATGTGTCACCAATTGCAGGGGGAACCACAAGCGGCAACGCCAGGACTATCACGCCTGGCGTGTATTGTTTGATCGTGCGTGTAATGCCGGCATTCGCACCGCTGGTGAATTCCATAGTCCCCAGGGAAAAATAGCCAGACGCCTGGGACAGACCGCAATTGATCTGCGTCACATTTGACCCGGGAGTGACGTTGGATGCCGTCCTGAAACCCGTCTTATTAAGCGTGCAGCCGGTGTCATATAGTGTATGCAGGCACCCAGGCTGATACATGTTTCGCGGCCATTGCTGATTGAGTTTTTCCAGATCGGATTTAACTGTAAGTCGCGCCTCAGTGCGGCTTACTTCAATATCCGCAACGTTCCCCGAAAACGCCCACAGCTTGCCCGCGCTGGTATCGCCAAATGTGGGCATGAAAACGCGCTCAACCAGTACGCGCGCACCGTCCAGATCGCCACTTCGGGCAGCTTGCAGCCACGGCTTGCCATTCAAGAGCATCGTGCTGTCGGCAAAGACAGTCATGTCCATGGTTTGCACTTCCAGCCCGGCTTTGTTAGAAATTTTGCTGCGAGTGATTATCGGGCCGGCGCTGCTGAAAGTATTCCCGCCCACTGTGAGATCGGCATCCGCTCCGGTGTAACGGGCAACGAACCCGCCGACCAGAGTGAAGGTGTACAGATCGGCCATAAGCAGATTTTGCTTGCTGGCGAGCAGGCTTATCATTGCGGCAGATGCAGTCTTCATACCTTGTTACCTGGCGCGCCCTTGAACTCGCATTTCTTGAGCTCCCAGAGCTGTTTCATGAATTGATCGAAGCCGCCTTCGTCCATCATGAAACGGCAGCGGTAATAATATGTTCCGGTCCAGGTAAGAGAAGCAGAGGCGGCGGGTGCGCTGACAAATGTCACCAGGCCAGTACTGCTGATGCTGTAATTGGCCGGGCTGGTTTGAGTGATCCCGGCCCTCTTGATGTTGGTCAGCAGGTTGACGTTTTGTACCGGTTCCACGAAAGCGTTCCCGCCGGCGCTGATTGCCCGGGTCAGCTGGTATTGAGTCGTGCTTCCATCCCCCACGCCGAACTGATAATCAGTGACTGAATTAAAATCTGGATCGGAATACAGGAACGAATCCCAGGAACCGCGCACAACAAGGAAAAATGCCAATAGCTTTTTTAGGTCATCATTGGAATCGCCGCGCAGGAACTCATACGACAGCGTGAAACGCCAAAGAGGGTATGCCTGAAACGATGAGCGCAACTCACGGCCAGAGACGGACTCCTGAATTTTGGTTTTGAATATCGGATGCTTGCCGGTGGACCATGATAAGCCCGGTAGTGTGGGAAACACTGCGTTACTCATTTACGGTGCCATGCAAAATTTCGATTTAGCTGCGTCAATAGCTTGGCAAGATCATTTTTATGGATGAAATCACCGCCCGAGGTATGGATATGTACAGTTGAGGCATCCCCGGTCATATTCCTGATCGCATCCGCGTGCTCAGCCGGCAGAACCATTTCGCGTTCGTGAAGTTGAGTCATTGGGTTTATGCCGGCAGGGATGTCATAGCCGCCTTCTGCTGAAGCAACCGCCAGGCCGCTCAAGACCATGGCCATCGTTTCAGCAAATGCTGCGGCTGCCAGGGCAGGACCTACAATCGGAATGGGCGCCACAGCAGCAGCTGCGCCACCAGCTGCGATCGCGGCTTCAGCCGGTATAATGCCGGCTGCGGAAACTTTCGCCGCTATCACTGCTGCTGTGGCGGCGGTTGCGCGCGAAGCTGTAGTGTCGATCAGGCCCATCTTTTCCAAGAAAGCCCGCATCACTGTGCCCGTCTGTGTCGCGGCGGTTTTCCGGAGCTCAGCCGCGGCCCAGGCCGTCGCCATGTTGACCGCTGATTTGATGAACGAGGCCGCGATGTTGTCGCCGATATTCAGCATGGCTTTTCGCCATGTCAATGTGCCCTGGATCATGCCGTTGATGGTTCGGTCGAAAGCATCCTTGATCGGGAAGAGGACTCCATCCCACTTTTCCTTGACATCAAGCTGCATGGCGGAATTGATCTTTTCCACGTCGAGCGCGTGTTTGAACTGAATCTCCGCCATTTGATCAAGCAGCTTCTGCAAGGCAACCGGGTCATAATTGGGGTCGCCCTTCATTGCATCGATGCGCGCTTGCTGAGCGGTAGTTTGTATCTGGAAACGCTGCTCTTCATAGTTACGCTGAATATCAAGCAATTGCCGCTTGCTCATGTATCC